ATGATACCAGTGAAGAAACAGAAGAAGACTATACTGAAGAACTATACTCGCTTGCTATCAAAAAACTCGACGGACTCCACTGGTACGACAAGATGCTCTTCCAAACATACGTTGATGAAGGACATACAATATCTTCGTTATCTAGAGCGACTGGAATCCCACGAACAAGCATCAGCCTTACGATCAATCGAGTCAGAAAGTACTTACAAGCAGAACTAAAGAAATCACTATGACATTCAAAGATAAACTATTAGAAGATTACCAAACCTGGTCATTTCAAATGCAGGTCTATCCACACTACAAAGCATGGATGGATGCAGAGACAGCAATGTACGAAATGGAATTTGGCGAAGGCCAAGCATTCCAACATGGTTTCATCGAGTGTTTTCGTATGATGCTCGAGTACAAGACTATGCACGATGCTGATCTTAGAGATGCCTTGGTATTAATCGCAACATCTAACCGTGGAGCAGACCACAAAAAAGCAATCCAACTTATCAAATCACACTACCAAAGAGGTGACATACTAAAATAAACCCAAAAGAAAATGATAACTTACAAAATTGAAGGACTTGACTCTATACTCAAGTCAAAACCCGAAAACTTTGAAGGCGATGTACTTCGTTGGAAACAACGCAATTCTTTGTCTTACCATGCAGAAGTAACTATTTTAGAAAATGATGAACACCATAATCAACCTGCTACTGATAGCACCAGCGATGGTGATGCTGATCAACTCGAGCCCGTATCGAAAAAGTCTAGAAATTCTAAGCGTGTTTATCTCGTGGAATCTACAAAGGAAGCCATTGATCTGCAGCCTGTGCATGACGACTTGGACATCGTTGACGTACCTGTTGTTGATGAGCCAACTGCCGATCTTGACGATAGTGCTACTGAGTCTAACTAATGGATTCATCGCTGACGAATTAGACAAACGACATCAAAAACTATTCTAACCTATGAGCTTTAAGATCAATACAATCAACGACGCCAAACTTGACGAGTACACTCTCAAGAGAGACGACCTGTTCAAACAAACAAGTCGTTCTTACACCAATGAAGAAATGGCTACGGTGTTCCAGCTCTACAATTCTTACAACCCAAACGCTAAGAAAACCGATACGGGTTGTGGAAGTTGCAGACGCCAGGTCCTAAACTTTATGACCGCAAAGTGGCACCAGCTGAAAAAAGAATCAGAACCCAATGTTTAAGCCCGGAGAAAGCGGTAACCCTAACGGTAGAAAGAAAGGTGTACCCAACAAAGATACACAACAGGTAAAGGACGCATACCTCGCCCTGATCCAAGGCAACTTACCACAGCTACAAGAATGGCTGGACCGAGTTGCTGCTAAGGATCCGGGGCGAGCGATCGACCTTTTGCTGAAACTTAGTCCCTTTGTGATACCAAAGAAATCAGAACAAGACATCTCGTTAGACTCACCAATCAACATCATCCTGCCAAAGAAAGAAGATGAATAACTTCGAAGTACTCCAGCCCTACGCACCAATCTTTTATAGTGACAAGACCTACTATGTCATAAGTGGTGGACGTGCAAGCGGCAAGAGTACTCAGATCGCAGCATACTTCATTCTAAAACTGTTCGGCGAAGAATACTTCCGTGGTGTGGTCGCTCGTTACACGGCTAAGTCGCTATCGAACTCAATCGTACGAGACATAACCGACCTCCTACAGCAGTGGGGACTATCACATAAAGTCCAAATCTCTGGTGATACGATCATCAATCCGGCGAACGAGAACATGATCATAACTCACGCGATGAAAATCGCAGAGGGTACCATGACAGCGAAAGGCAAAGGTTTGGCCAGGACGACTCACCTCCTAATCGATGAAGCAACAGAACTACCATCCGAGGAAGAGTACATCAAACTGGTCGACTCATTCCGTTACAAAGGTGCAGAACGCAAAATCTTTATTGCATTCAACCCAACACACCAACAACACTGGATCTTCAAAAGATTCTACAATCCCGATGGGACTCCTAATCCTAAATGGCTTGATGATCATGAGTTTATCCATACTACCTATCATTGTAACTCTGACAATATCGACGAGAAGAAGATCCGCGAGTGGGAAAGGCTCAAAGACCTAGATCCAGAGTACTACAATCACCACATACTAGGGCAATGGAGGACTCTCAATGAAGGAGCGGTATTCTCCAAATGGGAATTTAATTACGCACCCGACGCTGAAGCAGAGGTCATTTATGGGCTTGACTTTGGATACGCCAACGATCCTACTGCATTGGTGAAAGTCCACAAACGTGGCGACAAGATCTGGCTACAAGAAAAGATCTATCGCACAGGAATGACCAATACCGACATCATAGAAGCGCTCAACTATATGAACATCTCAAAACGAGACTACATACTGGCTGACGCAGCAGAACCTAAATCGATCGAGGAAATACGCAGAGCTGGATTCAACATACATTCTGCTGTCAAAGGACCCGACTCTGTACGACACGGAATCCAAAAGATAAACGCTCTTACCGTATATGCAGACCCCACCTCCGCGAATCTGATAAAGGAATACGCAAACTATACCTACCGCGAAGGAACTGACAAACCACGAGACGAGTACAACCACTTGATGGACGCAATCCGATACGCTCTGTCTAAAGAAAAGGCATCGGGTCGCTACGCAATCATCAAAAACCCGATGGGTAGAATTGACAATAACCAAAACCCAGATAGAATCTACACAGAACCATACTATGAATAAGTACGTATACAAAATTTTAGACTCGAATGATAATGTTGTTTGGGTAGGTGAAACTAAGAATCCTAAAGAAAGACTTTATGGTCATCGTCATTCAAGACAATCCAAACTTAAACATATCAAAAATGAGATAAGAATGGAAATCATTTCAATACACGACAACCGTAAAGATGCTTGGAATGAACAAATAAAATGGCAAAAGTTCTATGGTCTTGAAACAGACAATGAAAAGCTGAGTAAAGAAAAGACACCAGAACAGATACAGAAATCTTATCTTAAAACTTTACGCAAAGAAGACCCAATCAAATATGTTGAACTTAAATACCCTAAGATCGTTGAATGTTTACGGAATGGATGTGGGTTTAGAGAAACTATGAGAATAAGTGGTCATCCACAAGGAACAATAACAAGAGTTCGCAAAACTCTGTCACATTAACACAACTCTATATTTACTATAAATGGGAATCGCAAAGAAACTACATCGCAAGAAAGTAGCCGCTCGCAACGCTAAGATCAAATCAGACATGAAGAAGATCGAGGCTGCGGTCAGCCAGTTCATCGAGCAGACTCAAAAAGCACAAGCGATCCAAGAAGCAAGACAGTCAACTCCTACTCTTGGATTCGGCCCGGTATCTGCTATACAGGCCGCTACATCTGAAAAGAACAAAAATCTACAAAATTAAACATGGCTACACCGACTACATACAAAGACCTCATAGGAATCTTCCAACAGATCTGTGATTCTCACCTTGCTGTCAAGTTCTTCAATTGGAGTATCGCCCTGTCCGATGTAGAAGTCAACGAACCCGACTATCCCGAACAGCAGTACATCTATGTGTTCCTACAGCCACTGAACGTTACTTTCCAAAACGGATTTGCGATCTACAACGCCAACCTCATAGTGATGGACTTGGCTCGTAAGAACCGCGCCGCAGTGCTCGAGGTACACGACACAACACTGTCAGTGCTTCAAGATATCCTGGCAAAGTTTAGGTTGACCACTTGGGGAGAACTCGATGTCAACATATCTTCTCCCATCACCTGCACTCCTTTTGTGGAAGCACAGAAGCAAAGCACCGCAGGTTGGTCTGCCAGTCTACAAATAATCACTAAGAATCCGTTGGATCTCTGCAACGCTGCATTCATTGAATACTAATGAGCCTAGGACCACGCATACAGCAAAGGATTAAGAAACGTCTCGATGAACTACGAGACGAGATGGAACGCGTGATCAAGTCGCAGATTCCACAGCCGGGTCTCAACCCTTACGCTACTGGAGCACTAGCATCCAGTCTCAGCGTACAGGTAGGAACCAAAGGATCAGACTTTACTGTGAAGGTCGGCTACTTCGCATACGGTGTCTATACGAACCTGGGAACAGGCGACTACAACAACGTAAAGTTTGGAACGAGAAACTCTAGTCCTTTCCGACTACCACCTTTCAACGGTTATCAGAAAGGATCTTACGGAATCCAGCCACAGTACTGGACCAGCATGGGAGGGCAAGCAAGAGCCAACAGATTAAGAGAACAAATCCTGTCCGATATGAAGGACGAAGTTAGAATGTACTTTAAGACAATTAAGAAATGATCAAATTCAAAATAGGTAAAGAGAGCTATTCCATAGACAAGGTTAGACTCAAAGATCTCTACGTCATGAGAGAGAAATCGTGGTACGAAGGAACCAACGCTGCGGCGGGAATCATCAGCCACTTATCAGGATGTCCCGAGGAAGACATACGCAAACTCAAGCCTTTCCAATTCGTACCACTGTGGAACGAGGTACAGAAGTTGTTCGAGGTGAAGGAAGACAATCCCTTGCAGACC